CGCATACCGATAGGAGCGTATTATGGCAGTACCAAAGCAAGTTCGTAAGCAGACTGAGGCAGTTCAACAGTTGTATAGTAATCTTAACGAGCCATCGGAAGGGTCGTCCGTGCCGGATGAAACGCCGACTAACTCTGTTGAAGCTACGCAGCAACCAGATAGTGCCAACAGTGCCGACGAAACCGCTTCTCTTCCTGAATCTGTCGAGCAAGATTCAGGTGACCAAGGCCAGAGTTTTGAGCAAAAATACAAAACTCTACAGGGGATGTTTGACTCACAAGTCACGCAAGTTCACGCACAAAACCGGGATCTTGCTAACCGGGTTGATCAACTTCAACAGTTACTTTCTACTATGGAGTCTACTCCTAAAGAACCTGTTGAACCTCCTGCTCCTGTATCTCTTTTATCTGATGACGAAAAAGAAGAGTACGGAGATTCCATTGATATTATGCGAAAAGTAAGTCAAGAAGTCGCTGGTAATTATGAGCAGCAGATTAAGTCTTTAACAGGCCAAGTGCAGCAGTTACAAAGTGCACTTGTTCCCCGTGTAGAGCATCTTGCACAGCAACAGACTCAGACGGCAGAACAAACTTTTTGGTCAGAATTATCAAATGTAGTACCAAATTGGAGAGAAATTAATGATAACCAAGATTTTCAAGCTTGGTTATTAGAAGTTGATCCTCTATCTGGTATGCCACGACAGGCTTTTCTTGAAGACGCTCAGCGTAATCTGGATGCTCGTCGTGCTGCAGGGTTTTTTACGTCTTGGCCCGGTGCTCAATTGCCTGCTCAAAATGCTAGTCCTACAGTTTCTACTGAACTTGAACGTCAGGTTGCTCCGGGTAAAGGCCGCAGTGGTCCTTCCCCAACAAGCAATACTGCAAAAACTTATACAAAAGCAGACATTAAAAAATTTTTTGATGATGTGCGGTTTGGTAAGTTTAAAGGGAAAGAGAAAGAACGGGACGCTATCGAACAAGACATTTTCGTTGCACAACGAGAAGGTCGTATTGTAAACGCGTAGTTAATGAAAGGATTATAACATGGCTTACGCAACCTCCCCGGGCCATCCGGCCTATACGGGCAACTTTATTCCAGAAATCTGGAGTGGGAAGCTCATCGAAAACTTTTACGATGCTACCGTTTTGGCAGCTATCGCAAATACTGACTATGAAGGTGAGATCAAAGCTCACGGCGATACGGTTAATATCCGCACAACCCCTGAGATTACGATCAACGACTATGTTAAGGGCCAGACGCTTAGCGTTGAAAACCCTGACAAACCAAAGCTACAGCTTCTTATCGACAAAGGTAAGTACTTTGCCTGTGTTGAAGATGATGTAGATCAGGTTCAGTCTGATATTGCTCTTATGGATACGTGGTCCAAAGACGCTTCCGAGCGTATGAAAATCACCATTGACACTGATGTTCTTGGTAACATTGCTGCCGATGTTCCTGCTGCAAACAAAGGTACTGCCGCTGGTCGTATTTCTGGAGATATTGATATTGGCGTTGCTAGCACACCAAATGCTATTACTGCCAGTAATGCTATCGCAGAAATTATTAACCACGGTACTGTGCTTGATGAGCAAAATGTGCCTGAGTCAGATCGGTTCATGGTAATCCCCGCTAAAATGGCAGGGCTTATCAAGCAATCAGATCTTAAAGACGCATCTATTACAGGTGATGGTTCTACGCCACTTCGTAATGGACGGCTTGGTATGATTGACCGCTTTACAATTTATGTATCGCACAATCTTCCAAAGTCTGGGTCAGAGTTTACCATTTTCTCCGGACATAAGGTTGCTTTAACCTTTGCTTCGCAGATGACCAATATGGAAACTCTGCGGTCTGAAACCACTTTTGGTGATATCATCCGTGGTCTTCAAGTTTACGGCTATAAAGTTGTTAAGCCGGAAGCTTTGACCGCTGGCGTTATTACCCTGTAGACATAAGGAGGAAAAATTATGGCTGCATATACAGACTCGCATGGCTTTGATAAAGGTTCTGCGGCACATCCTGCCAAAGGCATTAACAGAGTCGGCTACATGGAAGTCACGCTTGACTTTGCTACAATCACTGCAGATAGAGCTACGGCAGGTGCTACAGCGCTTGCTGCCGGTGACTCTATTCAAGTACTGTCTATTCCAGCTAATACGCTGGTTCTGGCAGTTGGTGCAACTACTGAAACTGCTGAAGGTGCAGCATCAACATTTGACATCGGACTTACCGGTGGTGATGTTGACTTGTTTGTTGATGGGGGAGATGCCAACTCGGCGGGAACCACTTCGTCAAACGGAGCTGGACTTGATGGCGATAATCAAAGCCACTATTTTGCAGCGGCAGATACTATTGATATGCTTATCGGTGTATCTGGTGCCGTAACAGATTCGGCTAAGATTAAAGTATGGGCAGTTGTTGTTGATTGTTCGTAACAAAAACTTTAAG